CTCGATAGCCACCCAGTCTGAGACAGTGCAGCTTGCCAAGCAGGACGCCCGCCGCCAACTACGTCAGCAACAGCGCCGCCGGCTACCCATCACCCAGGAGAAGTACCTCAAGCAGGCTTCCCCGGTCACAGAGAAGTAAATGTCAATCCAGTTCCAGTCTCCCAGTTATAGAGCGGCATCCAGTGATCTAACGATCCAGATATCCCCGCTCGGGCTGGTTGAGCTAGCTGACGAAGAGTTTGAGGTGCATGGCCCCAGGCTCAATCGTTATGCCATGAACTGGGCCTTCTATCTGGGATACCACTGGGCGCAACGCCCAGACCTTGGTGATCCACAGCTTACGTTTAACTGGGTACGTGCTCTGAGCGATTTTACGACCAACTTTGTCTTCGGTAAGGGCGTGTCTTTCCGCTCCCCTGACGCTACGTCAGCCATTGTACCTACGCGGTTACAGAGGATCTGGGAGAAGGACAACAAGAAGGATTCCTTGCTCTGGGAGATGGGGAGTATGGGGTCGGTCACTGGCGACTGCTTCGTCAAAGTGGCTTACGAAGAACCCTGGGTGGACCCGTCCGGAATGCCGCACCCTGGACGGGTCCGCATCCTCCCTCTAAATAGCGCGTTCGCATTTCCAGAATGGCATCCCCATGATAGGAAGCGCCTGATCCGTTTTAAGTTGAAGTACAGATTTTGGGGGACAACTAGTGAGGGAACCCGTCAAGTTTTCACGTACACGGAGCTATTGACCGAAGAGCAGATCGAAGAGTACGTCAATGACGAACTCATCGACGCTAGGGAGAACCCTCTGGGTGAGATCCCTATCGTTCACATCAGCAACATGCCGATAGCCTCGTCCCCCTGGGGCATGCCCGACATACAGGACATCACACCGCTCAACCGGCAGTACAACGAAACGGCTACGGATATAGCCGACATCGTCAACTACCATGCCGCTCCGGTAACCGTGGTCATAGGGGCAAGAGCAAGCAACCTGGAGAAGGGCACACATCAGACGTGGAGCGTGCCGAACAAGGATGCGCGTGTCGAGAACTTGCTCTTCGACCCAAGGGGCATCGAGCAGGCCATCAAGCTGCTAGAGGTGCTCAAGAGCGCCATGCACGAAATGACCGGGGTGCCTAAAACGGCCCTTGGGGAGGAGCAAGCGATCTCCAACACCTCAGGCGTGGCCCTGGCGATCCAGTACCAGCCGTTGATGAATCGCTTCAAGCTGAAGTCCACCCAGTACGGGGAGGGCATCGCAGAGATCAACCGGTTGGCGCTGAAGACCATGTTCATGAAGGAGCCTGAGACCCTCACCTGGAACGACACCTTCGACCCACCCATGCGGGATGACTCGCTTCCGATGCTGGACCCCATGGACCCGGTGAGCTACGAGAACACCTGTCACTTCCAGCCCCCGCTGCCGGTGGACAAGCTGGTGCTGCTCAACGAGCTACAGGTCAAGATGGCCCTGGGTCTGGAGTCCAAGCGTGGTGCCCTGGAGGAACTGGGGGAGGAGTTCCCCGACGAGAAGCTGGAGGAACTCTTCAAGGAGCTTGTTGCCGACGCGGAGCAACAGGCTGCTCTGGAGATGCTGCGCGCCCAGGTGGCCTCCCTCATCACCAACATGACCGGTATGGTCAGCCCCGAAGGCCCTCAGCCCATGCCGCCCCCGCCGGCCAGCGCCCAGGGGAACAGTGGCAAGGGCAACGGCAACGGTGGTGTCAAGTCAGCCGGCGGTCCCCAGGTGAACACCGCTCCCGCCGCCAAGATCGCCCAGGCTCCTGGTCTAGACCTCAAAGACAACGCCGACGTGGCGAAGATGTACCAACGGATCGTGACCTTGGCCCATGGCACCACGATCCCCCAACGACGACTCCCAGAGGAGGATGAATCGTGACCGCGGTTGAACCTGACCCCAACGCAGCGCCCCCTGAAGGCGATCCACCCGCGCCTGACCCCAACACCATCACGGTCCCGGTCACCCCGCCGCCGGCCACCAGCGGCAATCGGAACCAACGCACTAGTGAAGAGCCGCCCCAGGCGTTTACCCAGGAGGATGTCGAGCGCATCCGCCAGGAAGAGCGTGCTCGGGTGCTGGCAGAGCAGACCCGTGCGGACGGCCTGGAAAATGAACTGGCCCAGTTCCGCAAGGCTGAGGAGGACCGGCAGGCCGCGGAGGCCAAGACCCAACGGGATGCCGCCAGGGTGGCGAAGAAAAAAGAAGAGGAAGAGATGGAACTCCGCGACCTCATCCAGAAGAAGGATGAGGAGTGGGAGGCCCGCCTCCTGGAGGAGCGCCAGGAGAGGGAAAGAGCCTTTGCCCTCCTGGAGCAAGAGCGTCATCACGCCTCTCTCCAGACCTACATGGCTCAGCGCATGGCAGAGCAGGGCGACAATATCGTCCCCATTCTTCGTGACCTCGTGGGCGGTAACAGCAAGGAAGAGATCGACTCTTCCATCGCCATGCTCGTCCAAAAATCCGAACACATGAAAAGTGACAGCGTCCAGGCCATGAGAAATCTCCAGGCCGGTCGTCCCATGGTTGGCGTAACCGCGCCCCCAGTCGGTCCTATGGAATCCAGTCAAACAAGCCGTACCTATACGGCAGATGAACTCAAGGCGATGTCCGCGGAAGATTACGCTTCTCAACGAGAAGATCTCTTGCGTGCAGCGTCAGCTAGTCGTAGAGGACAGTGAGGTAGTACCCGAAATAAGGAGGTTGGCTAGTGCCATCCAGCATCACAGGAACCCCGCTGCTGAGTGCCAGCCCCACGGGCTACCCAGGGACGAACTCGCAGCTTTCGCCGGCCATCCAGGTGATCTGGAGCAAGGAGATCCTGTTCCAGAGCATGCCTGTGCTCAGATATGAGCAGTTTGCGGTGAAAAAGACCGAGTTGGGCGTTCAGCCTGGACTCCAGGTGAACTTCATGAGATATAATAACCTAGGAGATGCATCACAACTCGTTGAAGGTGTACGAATGCAGACGGCAGCCCTTACGGCATCACAATATGCCATCACAGTGGCTGAGCAGGGCTACGCCGTGGCCGTGAGCGAGTTGCTCCTGAACGCCAGCTTCGATGACGTGATGGCCTCGTCCTCGCGGCTCCTGGGCAGGAACATGGCGAAGTATCTGGACGGCAGCGCCAGGGACACCCTGTACGCCGCCTCTAGCGCCATCTTCGGCTACCAGCTTCCCGCTCCTACCGCTACCAGGACACCGCTGTCGCCCTACGACGCTGGCACCGTGGCAGCGAACTACAGCGCCCTGGCCGGCACCTTCTACATGTCGGTGAACGTCAGCAAGGACGCCGTCGAGACCCTGGCGACCAAGAACGTCCCCAGGATCGGTGAGACCTACGTCTGCTTCATCGACCCTCACCAGTCCCGCCGCCTGCGTGACAACCCTGAGTTCATCGAGATGACGAAATACGCCAGTGCGGGAAACTTCATGATAGGCGAGATCGGTCGTCTAAATGACGTAGTATACATTGAAACTACGCAGGTTCGTCAGTACGCCATCAACACCGGGCCTCCAGGCATGGGCGCGGTCACCAATGCCGGCGTCGTCCACGGGGCCATGTACCTGGGGGACAATGCGTTTGGTCATGCTATTGCGTTGCCTGTCGAGCTACGTGATGGTGGTGTATTGGATTTCGGTAGAGAACATGCACTTTGTTGGTATGCCATCTGGGGATTCGGTTTGATAACAGATCAAAGTGTAGTAATAGCCTGGACAAACTAGGAAATGCCACGAGGTACACCGCAACGAGGGGATTTCACTGGCTCTGAGCGTCAGCGGCTGACTGAGGAGAAGGCCGCTGAGCTAGCTGATCGTCAGCAGGAGATCGGCCTGGTTAATCAGGTGGATGTCGTCCGCGAAGAGCAGGGCATCTTTGATCCTGAGACCGGCCAGGTCATGGAGCTATCTCCGGAAGCTGAGCAGAGGATCCGTCAGCTTGAGGAACCAGTCACGGTCGACACCGATCCAATCCTGGACCCGGCGGTACCGGTCCCAGGTTATGACCCAATGAGGGATCTCCAGCCAGTGGGCATACAGCAGCAAACCAGGGTCATGACCAGGAATCCTCTGGAGGTGGAAGACCTGGGTCCAGAGCCGGTGACCGTCGAGGACGAGTACCGCGTTATCAGGGTCAACACCGACATCGAGGACATGACCTACGGCATCGGTACCAGCTATACCTTCCTGAGAGGCCGGCGCTACCGGGTGTCCAAGCATCTCTACCAATGGCTGGAGAGCCGCGGTGTCATCTACCACTGAGCCAGAGCTACAGGAACGAACCTGCGCCAAGTGTGGGGCCACTGACACTGAGCCGCACCACGTTCAGTATGTCGCTCTGAAGCATCCGGTGACTGGTGAGGGGACCGACCTCTCGGTGTCTAAGCACGTCCAGTGCTGTGCCGAAGACGGGTGCCCGATCTGCTCGGCTGATGTCGAGCGCGCCGCCCAGGATGGCACTGATCCTTCCCGGCTCAGGGACTTTCTCCAGAACCGTCCCCCTGATCATCTGGCGAAGCTGTCCAAACTCGGAGTCGCTACTGTCGACCAGGAGGGGTAGTGAGCAATCTCGTTCAAACCGAGAGCAATAACCTCCTGGCGGCTAGCTCGGGCCAGGCTTCTTATGTGGCCGTGGTCCCGCCGGTCATGGTGGCTCTGGTGACTGTGATGGGCACAGCCAGCACTCCTGGTACGGAGGTAGTGAACTCAGGTGGTAGTCAGTACGCCCGCCAACAGATCACCTTCGCGGTTCCCAGTGGTGGCACCATCACCTCCAACAATGCCCTGACGTTCGTCAATATGCCGGCGACCACAATCGTGGGCATCGATGAGTTTGACAGTGCCACGACGCCAGTCAGGCGTTGGTTCGGTGCGCTCTCCACAATCAAATCGACCAACCAAGGTGACACCTTCTCGGTCTCGGTAGGGTCGTACTCAAAAGCGATGAGCTAGTGGCGGTCGTCGGCGCGGCGGTCACCATGTCGGCCACGACCTCCATGGTCGTCACGGGCAACTCGCACATCACCACGCCCACGTTGCTCCAGCAGATCACCGCGGTTGTCGACCAAGACCCAGCTTTGATCGGTGCCCAGGGTTATGTGGACGAGGTGTATACGACGCGGTTGGTGGGGGACATCAACTAGCTCTGCACGCATCCGAAGATATTGATGCTGCTGCCTTTCTCCTTGATGGTGAAGGCTTGAGCGGTATATCCAGGTGGGCACGTCATCCCTGCCGGCCCCGGTGGTCCCTCTGGCCCCTGCGGCCCTCGTGGCCCTACAGCCCCCGCTGGACCCTGAATACCACTAGCCCCGGCGGGTCCGGTCTCACCTGTGGCACCGGCAGGCCCAGGAGGGCCAGGAGGTCCGGTACTTCCAGGCGGGCCAACTGCACCCGTCCCACCCGTCGCTCCAGTGCCGCCCGTTGCGCCCGTTGCTCCAGTGCCGCCCGTCGCTCCTGCCTGACCCGTTGAGCCGGTGGCCCCTGTTCCTCCTGTTGCTCCCACGCCTCCCGTCTGGCCCGTAGCTCCTGTGCTTCCAGTTCCGCCTCCACTGCCTGAGCTTGAGCTTCCGTTGGTTCCAGCGGTTCCGGTTGCACCTTTGTCCCCTTTCGGTCCTGGTGGTCCCGCCGGCCCTGCTGGCCCCGCTGGCCCTGCCTGTCCCGCCGGCCCTACTACGACGGCTGGCTCTGGCTTGGGTGCTGGTGTGCTGCCATAGGCCAGGAAGAGTGATGACGTTAGAAGCAGCCCCCCGGCCAAGATGAGCCAGAACCAGCCGGTGAGGAAGAGTCTGCCGATCCTACGAAGGATTCTCATCTGGTCTTGGTCTTGGTGGTTCGATGCCGTGCTTCGCCAGCATGACCATCAGTTCGTAGTTGTGTTCTTCCGCCTGGATCCGTAACTTTCGTTCGTCAGCCAACATCGAGTTCACAGTGTCCAGATCTTCCTTGGCGGCTTTACGCTCCTTACTACGAACTGATCTGACTGCCAGGAAAATGCCCCCAACGGCAGTGACGATCCCGGCAATACCGGTGAGCAGTGCGACGAGATCGGCTACGTCAATGTGTCAAGCCTCATCTACGTGATAGGGGATTCCCAGGTACTTTTCCAAGTGGCTGGTCCGGTCAGACCGTCCACCGATAGTCCCTTTTCAGATTGGTACTGCCGGCAGATCGAGTAGCTCTGATCGCCATACTGTCCATCAACTGAGATCGACCAACCGCGGTCCCGCATCCTCTGTTGCCACGTCCGTACATTCGTCGTATCCACGCCGCCGTAGAAGCCGGAATGGCATTTTGGATCAGGGTCTGGCCTCCCCAGGTAGTGGTCTGAGGGATAAGGAAATGGGGGAGCAGGAACGCCCCCCGTACCCCCTGATGGTGGTTGTGATGGTTGCGGAGGTGCTGGCGAGCCGCCGGCCATCGCCACGACCTCCGAGATGGGGAACCCGTTCCCACAGTCGGAGTGACCGCCCCCTGCGGCTCCTAACTGGCGGTGTTGGCAGACACCTCGCCCGCTGCCCTGGGCCTGGGCGTCGGAGAGGATGGTGAGAGGGATGCCAAACGCCTTGGACTCCTCAGCCAACCAGGACGCCACGTTCTGGAGCATGTTGGGATGCCTGTGCCACTCGGCGTTGTCCCAGGCGGCAAAGGCACACATCTCTATCTGGCAGGCCACCGGGTTGAAGTTCGCGCACGTCCAGCTTTTATTGCCCCTGGAGACATACTCCCCCACGGTGTTGACCTTGTCATCAGCACCCGTATGGCTGCTCACGCCGGCACTGGGGGACTGAAAAAACGAGCCAAGGCTCTCGATAGTTCTCGATCCTTCAGCGGTATGCAGCACCAGCAATCTGACTGCTGCCCCACCCCTAGATGAATAGTTCGGACTGGGTATCCAGATGCGCTTGAGCGCCATAGCTACTCCTCGTCGGGTGTGGTGTCCCCGTGGCTCTGCTCTTCGGCAGGTTCGGGGGCCGGCGTGACTTCGATCCTTTCTTCGTGAGCGATCTCAGTACCTTCTTCGGTAACGAGTTCAGTCTCAGTCTCGTGGGAGATACCGGGCTGGGGTTCGGCGGGGGGTTCGGTAGTGGACATGGTTACTCCTTACTGGGTCTGCCAGCTAATGGTGTCGAGGAATAGCTGCCCTGTCGTGTTGAGGGCGGGAAACCGTAAGTAGATATTGCCATCTGTGTGTACGTCGACCCGGTACACCCGCGTTGGGATGACATCCTCGACGGCGAACTGGGTGGTGTTATGAGTGGGCGCTCCCACCGGACAGGTGGTGATGATCGATAGGTCAGGAGGGTTAGCGCCTGGGTAGTAGACCTCACCGCGTAACTGCACCCGGCCCCAGGCGTCAGACAGGTACTGGCATGTCGATCCAGCCACTACGGCCCAGGGCGATGTCAGTGCCGGCAGGGGCTGCCAGAGTGGAGATGTTGGTGTGGCTCCAGCCGGCCCAGTAGATCCCACTGGTCCCTGTGCTCCAGTTGGTCCGACAACACCTTGAGGACCGGCAGGCCCAGTCGGTCCTGTTAGGCCGGTAGGCCCCTGGGGGCCAGCAGCAATGTTCAGGGTCTGCCAGGCGGTGCCGTTCCACCAGTAGACGACGTAGCTGGTAGTACCGACCAGCCAGACCATGCCTGCCTGGGCGGGGGTGGGAGCCGCTGGCAGATGACTGGTGTCAGGCACCACCGCGGCGACGGTGAAGCCGCCTGGAGGACCGTGGAATCCTGTAGGACCGATGGGACCAGCCGGCCCGGTTGGTCCCTGCACCCCGCCGGCACCTTGAGGCCCTGGTTGTCCTGGGGGACCAGGCGCACCAGGGATGGTGATCTCGATCACTTCGGTAGTCGGCCCGGTGACCGTGATGTCACTCATAGCTGCCTCGCTGTCCGATGGTCAGGGCCAGGTTGGTCTTTGGGTCCAGTGGCCGGCTGATGTTGGGGTCGACGTTGAAGAAGCCGCGCATGATGCGGTCCTGTACTCCGCTGGCGGTGTAGGTGGCAAAGAGGTCGTACAGGTAAGACCGCCCGATGCCCCAGAACCCGACTGCCTGCACCGCTCCTGGAAAGTTGCCCTGGCTGAAGTAGGTCAGCGAGTCCGCAGCAGTGATATGAAGGGCGATAGTGGCCCCGTCACTCAGGATCGTGCAGCGACTGGAGGCGGCGTCGAGGCGCATCACCAGGACGAAGTTTTGGTTCCGAATCTCCATGACAGCGGCGCTCATTGGCACCAGGAGGTTGGTGGTGGCATCCTTGATCGCCACTGTCCTCTGCCAGTCGGCCCAGGAGTCGAGATAGAAGTCGTAGATTCCTAACGGCAAGGTTTTCTCCCCTGAGACATGAGTGGCGTGGTTATCGCTCGTTCTGGCTCCCAGCCCAGTCTGATCCGGCCC